ATATTCAATATAGCATTCTGAAGGAGGATCTATTGCTTCAAAAGAATTACCAGAAGCATTCAAATCATAACGCATTGCATATCATCTATGAATATTTTCAGAACCACCCTGGAAGTTCTCTGATCCACCAATTGGATCAAGGTGAAGAGTTGTGGAACCACTTTTGGTAGCCATCTTATACATTGCCTCATGAATGTTATCAAACTCTTTTGTCCAGTACTGACGATTTTCCTCTTCTTGTTGCTTGATCTCTGCTTCTTTCTCCATATAATCCTGACCTTTGTCAGAAATAATAGCAGGTCCAAACCAGGGATCATCAGAGAGGACAACTGGTGCTGGAACACCAGTAAATGGTTCATCCATCTCAGAACATTCTACCACTTCTTCATCAATAGCACATTCAATTTCTTTTTCAGTGGGTGGCCAATTGATTGACTCAACTGCTTTTCTTGAAAAAACTTGAATTGATTCCTTTAAGGATTGAATATTCATGAGAAAATAAATTTCTTGGTGTATTCGTAAGCATAGATTTCTCTGTTGCCCTTGATTCCCCAACCTAACCAGTAGTATGCAGGGACCATATATTGAGAGATAGATTGTCCACCACCCTCAAACATAGGCAGATATCTTTGGAAGATGTTCTCATTAATCATGTAACGAGTCTGACCTTCCAGTGAACTTGGGTCACATAGGTATTTATTGCAGAACTTACCAAGGTTATCATACCTTGCTACTGAGGTCCACTGAATGATGCCATACCCACCGCTATGACAAGTGTTGTAAGGAATTCTAGCCCCTCCCTCGCATATGTTGGAATGGAAGTTAGACTCCTGTTTAATGTTTCCCATGATCGTAGCAAGAGCATTACGATCTGAGATTCTGGTGTGTTGTTGGAGTTCTGCAAGGACATACTTTTCTGATTCTGAGCACTCTGGGCATTTCCAAGTTGCCTCAGGAATGGGTACTACTGTAGCATTAGTGGACTGTTGTGGTGCCAAAAACCCAACAGCAACAAGCATTTCAAGAATCATAGGTGAAATAGTCCTTCCTGTAATAACGACCAAGAATGTTGCTATTATAAAAGGCAGGCGTCCCATCTGTCAACTTCTCAATGAGTACATTATTTAGAAATAGTTGTCTGGTCTCCTCATAGTTTACCCTACCAGGAGTCTCATGCAAGCTCAGTATAGTCCTTCTAAAGGATTCTTTCCCGTATTTTTTAACATCATCCTTAAGCTCTGGACAAGATCCATAGTAGTTGCGCCAGTTGCTCTCAGATGTAACTCGTCTCCGCTTGACAGTTTTATCTTTACATCTAGGCTTTCGTTTTTGCCAAAAATACTTTCTCCCAATGTACTGTCGTTGGTTCTGGAGATTGGTAATGTTATACACAAAACCGTAAAAGTCCCCAACATCCCCCCCACCAAAAGGGGACTCCAAATATCTCCAGGGATTTTGATACTCTTGATTTTCTTCCACATAATAATTTAATCTCCAGTATATATCTTCTTCTGTCCCTGATAAAAAATTACTTCATCAGGGAGATAGAAGTGTGGTCCAAGTCTTATAATTGATTTTTCTTGTTCTGAAAACTGAGGATTCTCCTCCAGACACCTCTTCTGCCACGTCATTGAACCACCAATCATCCTGTCGCTTTGCATCAATTCTACAGTTTAAATCCTGTGAATGTGTCTTTTTGAACATCTTGCTTAATTCCTCCAACAACATAGGATTCAACCTCTGTCTCTTGTGGAGCAACTTGCAGACCTTTGGATGAGATCCAATGTTGTGTCCAAGGCAGGGGATTTGCATTAGCAGCAATATCATACACTGGTTTGAGACCCAGTGCTTTCATTCTGCGATTTGCAACCCATTCAACATACTTCTTGAGAAGTGCATCATTGAGACCAATCATGCTGCCATCTTGGAACAGATAATCTGCCCACTTCTTCTCCTCATTGACTGCCTTGTCAAACATTGCATAGACATTCTCTTCTTCCTCTTTGGCAATCTCTGCCATCTCAGGGTCGTCACCTGCCTTCCACTTGTTCAGAATATTTTGAGTGATAGCAAGATGCTGATTCTCATCCCTGGCAATCAAAGAGATGATCTTTGCAGATCCCTCCATAAGTTTGAGTTCACCAAATGCAAAACTGCAAGCAAAACTAACATAGAACCTAATACCCTCAAGAATGTTAACGTTAGCAACAGCTCTGTAAAGCTTTCTCTTAACATCCTTTTTAGTCCAGGTAGAAGATGGAGAGTCCTTCCAATCTTCCTGCCACATATTGCCAGTGCCATACTCTTGGGCTGCCTGAATGAACGCGTCATATGCCTCTGTTACACTCTTTGCTCTCTCCAAGATTCTCTCATCAGTGATGATCTTGTCAAAGACTTCTGAAGGGTCACTGTAGACGTTCTTGATGATGTATGTATAGGATCTGGAGTGAATCATCTCCATGAATCCCCACACCTCCATACATGCCTCTAGTTCAGGTAGGCTGCAGTAAGGAATAAAAGCCATCCCAGGACCACGCCCTTGAATGGAGTCAAGCATAATCTGGTACTTGAGGTTAGAGGTATAGATATGCTTTTGTTCTGGACGAAGTGATTGATAATCTCCACGATCTTTCTGCAGTGATACCTCCTCTGGTCTCCAAAAATATCCTAATTGTTGAGTTGTAAGTTTCTCAAAGATAGGATACTTATATGAATCATATCTTTGTACACCAAGTGGCGCACCAAAGAACATTGGTTGCTTCTTGGTATCATGAGGGGTGCTGTTGAAAACAGTCATCCCCTTTACTTTCTTATCACTAAGTGTATTGTTCACTGAACCTACCTTAAACTGCACAGGATTCACACTCTCCCTCCTCTACTTGTTCTAGTTCTGCTAAAAGGTTACTTAAATTTGAAGACTTTTCTTCCTCAATCTCATCAGACTTCATGTCATGAGTATTCTGATAGTATGATGTCTTCCAACCATACTTATATGTAGTCAACAGATCATTTGCCATTTGAGAAACTGGGACCTCATTATTGGGGTAGTTCTCTGGATTGTATGACCAGTTACCAGATATGGCTTGATCAAAGAATTTTTGCATCACAGACACCACATTTATGTACCCAGTGTTGTCAGGCATCTCCCACAACAGTGTGTAGTTATTTTTCAAAGTGGTATAGGAGGGAACAATCTGCTTAAGAGGCCCCTTCTTGGATTTCTTAATGGACAAGAAGTCTCTTGGGGGTTCAATTCCATTGGTTGCATTTGACACAACGGAACTGCTCTCTGATGGCATTTGTGCGGACAATGTTGAGTGCCTGAGACCGTATTGATTGATAGATGCTCTAAGAGACTCCCAATCATGTGCTAACTCCTGTGATGTGATTTCATCTACATCCTTCTTATATGTATCAATAGGAAGAATACCATCAGCATACTTTGTTCTACCAAAGTATTCACAATGTCCTTTCTCCTGTGCAAGTTTGTTTGAGGACTTCAGCAGGTAATACTGGAAGGACTCAGACAGTCCATGAACAGCATCCCATGCCTCTTGAGACCCATAAGAGTGACCAAGTTTGGCAAGGTAATGTGCAAGACCAATGAACCCAATACCAAGGGACCTACGTGCCTTTGTGGCAACTTCAGCAGCAGTTACAGGATACTCTTGATAGTCAATCAGTTCCTCAAGACCTCTAACTGCCAGATCACACAAGTCTTCTAATTCTTCATCAGACCTGACCTTACCCACATTGATAGCAGAAAGAATACACAGAGCAATCTCACCTGTATGATCATCAATATGCTGAAGAGGATATGTAGGAAGTGTAATTTCCTGACACAGATTACTCATCTCTACTTTGTCTTTGAAGGAAGAGTGAGAATTACAATGGTCAATATTCATGATGTAGATACGACCAGTCTCTGCCCTCTCCTTCAGTAGGTTGAGGATGAGTTCCTGTGCTCCAATGGTGGACTTGGGGATTGATTCATCTGACTCATACTTACAGTATAGATCATCAAACCCAGGGGTGCCAAAACTCTCATACAGACCAGGAACACTATGTGGGGAAAATAGGGTGATCTCCTTATTCTGGATAAAGCGTTCATAAAAAAGTTTGGAGAGTTGGATGGAGTAGTCAAGTTTCCTCACCCTGTTATCTTCAGTTCCCTTATTGTTCTTAAGAACAAGAATGTCTTCTATTTCTTGGTGCCAGATTGGGAAGTGGACAGTCGCTGAGCCACCTCGAATTCCATTCTGTGTACAGCATCTGACAGTCGATTCAAACTTTTTAAGGAAAGGAACAACACCTGTGTGTTGCACTTCTCCACCTCTGATTTTAGAGTTGATGCCACGGATTCTGCCTGCGTTGATACCGATGCCCGCCCTTTGTGCAACGTATCTGCCAATAGCCATATCAGAGCTAAAGATGCTATCGAGGGTGTCATCAACATCAACAAGAACACAGCTAGCAAATTGTCGAAGTGGAGTTCGCACTCCTGCCATGATAG